GGCAGGAATCTCCGCCGATGCCTGGCGACGAAACGGGCTACGATCTTCGCGAGGTGGTTGCGTGGAGGATCGCGAAGCAGGCGGCTAGCCCGCTGCGTGAAGAAAAGCAGCGGCAGGAAATCGAACTGGGCGAAATCCGGAAACAACAGCAGCAGATTGAACTGGACAAGCTGCGCGGGGCACTGGTCCCCCTGTCAGACGTTGAAGAGTGGGCCACCCACGCCATCGTGCAATTCCGGGAAGCCGTCATGCAGATCCCGCAGGCGGTCGCACAGTTTGCACCAGTCAAGCATCGCAAATCAATCGAGCGGAACGCGGACGAATACTGCCGGGCGGCATTGTCGATACTTCGGCAGAAACTGGAGGAAAAGGTGCATGTTGCAATTGAAAGCGATTCAAAGCCTAAGCGTTCCAGAAAAAAGACAACCAAAAAGCCTGCGGCAGTTCGCCGAAAGCGAAATCGTCCTGCCTGACGGGCCATTCGCACGGCAGCGGTTTCTGTGCTCCAGACAGCCCGCACACGGCTTGTTTTTCGATGCCGTAGATTCGAGCCCGTTCTATCGTTACGCTTGCACAGGACCGCAGCAGAGCGGCAAGACGCTAGCCTTTGTCGTTATCCCGATTCTGTACCATCTATTCGAGTTGCAGCAGACAGTGCTTTTCGGTTTGCCGTCGATGGATATGGCAAACGACAAGTGGAAGTTGGACGTCAAGCCAGCGATTGAGGCCAGCCGATTCGCGAAGTATCTGCCACGCAAGGGTGCCGGATCGCAGGGTGGCACGCCGGAACTGATCCAGTTCAGCAACGGAGCAAATCTGAAATTCATCACGGCGGGCGGCGGCGATGAAAAGCGATCCGGATTTACAGGCCCGGTGCTGGTCGTCACGGAAGTCAGTCACCTAGACGAAGTCGGCGGAGCATCGGACGAAGCCACTAAACTGAAGCAAATGGAAGGCCGCGTGCGTGCGTATCGAGCAAGCGGCCAAGCCCGGATCTATCTGGAATCCACCGTCACGACAGAGCACGGCAGAATGTGGCAGGAGTGGCTGCAGGGCACGGCGGGCGAAGTCGTCTTCCCCTGTCATTCGTGCGGCGAGTGGATCACCCCCGGACGCGAACAGGTTGTCGGTTGGATCGACGCCACAAACGAAACAGAGGCAGAGCAGGCAGCTCGGTGGTCGTGCCCGGAATGCGGCATCGTGTTTGACGATCTGACACGCCTGCAACAACTCCAGCACGCAGCTTTGCGGCATCGCGGCCAAACTATCGACGATCACGGAAAAGCCCGTGGCGATCTGCCACAAGCCCGCACGATGGGCTTTCGCTACACGGCATCGACCAACACATTCGTGACCGCAGGCATCATCGGTGCAGACGAGTGGCGAGCACAACGCGAAGTGGATCAGGAACTGGCCGAACGCGAACTGCTGCAATGGACCTACGCGCTGCCAGCGAAGCCGACCGAACAAACGCTGGAACCATTGGATCACAAAGCCGTAATGCAGCGACAGCATCAGCACCGGCGGGGAATCGTTCCGCAAGATACAATCAGGATCGCGGCGGGCGTGGACGTCCGGGCTGCACAGCTTGATTGGTTCGTGACAGCAGAGCAGGCGGACGGTCGCAGGTTGTGCATCGACTACGGCTATGAACCTGTACAGCGGGAACTAGCAGACCTGCAAACAGCCTTGCGGCAATCAGTCAGGGCACTGCAGGAGAAATTCGACATCGGTTGGGAACCGGAGCACGGCGGGCAGAACATCGCGGCGGATTTCGTGCTGATCGACGCAGGCTGGGAAACGGATCTGATTCGCGAAGAATCTGCACAGCACCAAGTCTGGCAAACCGCGATGGGATTCGGATTTAAGCAGCACAGCGGCAACGCCTACACCAGCCCGAAACGGCGGAGCAAAACCACGCTGCGAATCGGCGAGGGCTGGCATGACGTCCTGTTTCACCAGCGGTCCGGTCCGGTCCGCGAATACCAGAACAACGCGGACCACTGGAAACGCCGCGTGCATCAGTCGTTGGCCGCAGATCCGGAGGGCAGCGGGGCATTGATGCTGCCGCACACTGACAAGCCGCAAGGGCGGGCGGAAGTGGCTCGGCAACTGACAGCGGAAAAAGAAATCAGCCAGTTCGAGATTGGCAAAGGCATGACGACAAAGTGGGTGCAGACATTCAGCCGAAACCATCTGCTGGACGCCTGCTATATGTCATTCGTCGGGCTGTCTGTGCTACAATGGGAAACGGATCTGGCGGAGAAAAAAAGGAACCAGCAATCAGCCGGGCAAGTCATTTCCGGCCGCAAGGCCAGCCGATTTGTAAGGACAGCCAGATGAATCTACAGCCGCCACGATACACGCAGGGCGACCGCAGACCGAGCAAGCCAACACCTTGGCATCAGGTGCCGGGATACGGGCTGTGCCCGACCTGCGGCGAATTTGGCCCGTGCGGATCGACGCAGGGCAACGCCGAATTTAAGACACAATACCGATGCTGCCCAAACGGCCACCGATTCCAAACCGTCGTGCGGCGGTGATTGATTTTTTGAAAAAACTTTCCAATTCGCACGCTTTACGGTTTACTTCCCGGTGAACATAGACGATATTACATGCACGCGAGTCACAACGATGAGCGACAAACACAACAGCCACGAAAGGCCAAAACGATGTCAAACACAGCCGCCAACCTGTCCTCTTCTTTCTTCCACATGTCTGCTGGCGTCGCTGGCGGTTTCAAGGCTAGTTCGTTTGGCGTGGTTAACGCGGCAGGAACGCACGCAATTGGCCGCGATGGCGTCCCGAGCGTGTGGGCTACAAAGCGAGTTGCCCGCGAAATTGCCCCGTACATTGCTGACTGCGAGGGCTACGCGTGGGTTCGCATCTACCCCAGCGTAGAGGCCGCAAAGGCGGGCGGCTGAGCTTGCCCACCCAAACCCAAACCAAACCCCGGTAGCCGCCGGGCTTTTTTTATGCGCGGTTTACACGCAACCGGAGCCGCCAGCTACACAACCGCCAGCCCGCCGCACATGATCCAGCCATGGCAAGATCATCATCAGAACGGCTGGCACTATTCGAGAACCTCCGCGACCGCGTGGAATCCGCGCTGCTGTCTGGTGCTCCAGTCGTCACGTACACTGTGGACGGGCAGACGGTGCAGAAGGAGCCGACATCGACATGGCTTGCGGAACTGGACGCACGGATAGCCGATCTGCGGCGGATGTCGTCCGGCGGGCTGGCAGGCGGTCGCAATTTCGTGAGGTTCACCAATGGCTGAGCCGCCACCAACACCGCAGGAACGGATCGCAGCAGCGGCACGACCGACCCGACTGGACACGCTGATCAACCGTGTGGCCCCTAGAATCGCGTCTAATCGCATCAAATCCCGTGTGGATCACGAACTCCGCATGATGCTGGTGGACCGCACAGCCGCCAAATTCGCCGCCTACGAAGCCGCCGACAACGACCGGCTGCGGGGGGAGAAATGGTTGCCGTCACGATTGAGCAGCAACGACGCAATCGGCCACGAACTGGAAACGCTGATTGAGCGAGCGCAAGACCTGTACCGCAACGACTGTTATGCGGCGTCAGCAATTAACGGCCGCGTGGACAATGTGATTGGCGGCGGCATCCGTCCGCAATCGCGAGTAGTCGCTAAACGCGGAATCATCACGCCAGCACAGGCGGAGGAGTTCAACCGGCAGGCTGAAAGCCTGTTCCACAAATGGTCACGGCTAGAGCGATGGGAAGACAAGCAGCGGCAGCTTGAGCGATGCAACGGAATCTACGGCGAATCATGGCTACACATGGCAGACAATGACGACCCGCTGAAGCCGGTCACGCTATCGGTGCAGGTGATTCACCCGCAGCGAATCCCATTGCACAGCATCGACCCGCGAAACGGGCTACAATCGCGACGGCTGGGGATGCGGTTGAATTCAGCCGGGGAACCAATCGCGGCGTTTGTCACTCGCACGTTGCCGAACGATTCTCACGCCTACGATCTGAGCGAAACCGAAGTCAGTCTCGACGACCTGCTGCACTGCTACGAAGAAACAACGCCGGGGCAATTGCGTGGCGTTCCGTGGCTGACTCCGGCAATGGGCAAGCTAAAGGATCTGAAAGATTTCGTGCACGCCAATCTGATCGCGGAGCAGGTGGCGGCGTGCTACGGGGCATTCGTGAGCGGCGTGACTGATCCAATGGCACTGGCAGAGCAAGCCCGTGTGCGATCCAATCTGGAGGACATGGCACCGGGGGCAATTCAATATCTGGCAGAGGGTGAATCCGTCACGTTCAGCGATCCAGCCCGACCGGGCACAACGCTGGCACCATATGTTGAGTGGGCACTACACGGCGTGGCGGCATCGCTCCGCTATCCGTATGAACTGCTGGCAAAGCAATTTACAAACAATTTCAGCGGCGGCAGGTTAGCGCTGATTGACGGCCGCATTACGTTCAAGATCTGGCAGTCGTGCCTGATTGAGCGGGTGTTTCGCAAAGTGTGGGCACGGTTTATCGACCAGTGCGTGTACCAGGGTGCACTGCAAGTCGATCTTCTGAAATACGAACAGAACCGCGACCACTATCTGCAGCATCAGTGGATTCCGCCGGGCTGGCCGTGGGTCGATCCGGAAAAGGAAGTGCGGGCAGACGTTCAAGCGATTGAAGCGGGGCTGCAGACGCAGACGGAATCGCTGGCCGCACGCGGTCGGGATTTCGACGAGACGCTGAACCAGATTGAGCGCGAGCAACGGCAAAAGGCTGACATGGAAGCCCGGATGATGGAGTATCGCAAGACGCTGGGGCTGGGCGGCGAAACCGGCGGCGACGCTGGTGCAGGATCGCAAGCCACAAAGGATCGTCTTGACGCATACGGCGTGGGCGTGCGTGCTGGTGCGATTACTTCACAGATGAATGATGAAGCCGTGTTCCGTTCGGAAATGGGGCTGCCGGAAATGTCAGCCGAAGCCCGCAAGGCGTGGCAGAGCACAGGCAACGTGCGTGCTCCAATCACGCTTGTGAAGCCGGGCGAAATCGCAACGGACGCGGCACCAGAAGATTCGCAGCCAGCAGAGGACACGCCAGACGATCAGCAGCCGGTTGATGCTGCACCGCAAGAGCAGGAGCAATAATCAATGCACAAACTAACGACCGAACCAAACTCAGCCTTGTTTCGCACGCAGACAACTCGCGAAATGCCAGCCCGCGTGGATCGCAAAGCCCGGATTATCTACGGTGCAAACCTGATGCAGTTGGGCGATATCAACGACAAGCGCCCGTATTCAGTCGATCAAAAAACGCTACAGCAGGCGGAGGAACTGGCGAGCCGATCGGGCAACGGACTGAAAGCCCGCTACACGCATCCGAACATGAGCAATGACGGGATGGGCAGTTATCTCGGTCGGTGGAAGAATCTGCGAATTGAGGGCGACAAGCTACGCGGCGACCTGCACATTGCAGACGCGGCGTTTAACAGCCCGCAGGGCGATCTGGCAACGTATGTGATGGATCTGACTGAAAGCGATCCAGAGGCATTCGGCGTCAGCCTTGCAACAGCACTGGACAACAGCGATCTGCAGCAGTGGCACAGCAGCGGCAGCGACGACAAGCCAGAGCGCTGGCCGATGCGATTCCAGCAGATCCGTGCAGGCGACATCGTGGACGATCCAGCAGCCACA